CAATCCAGATGCATCTCGTAGAGCAGGTGACGATCATCTGAAGAATAAGACGGGGAGTCTCCAGTCAGATCATCATACTTTTCTTGGATGTCGCCATCTATCGGGTTGCCGCCGTGCAGTTCTATATCTCTATAGAAACCAGATACCTGAAGCTTCCTGACTTCGTTAGAAGTCTTCTTCATTACATGCGTAACTCGCTCAGCCATCTCTAGCGACGGGGATCCGTATGCAACTAAGAGATCTTCTGCCGGGATGAACATCGAGCAGGGCCTGTTCATCGCAGGATCCCAGTAGACTTTACGGAATGCTGAACCTGCAAGAGCGAGGTTGAAAAGCATTTTTTCGGTTTCAGACCGATACTCCGGCATCTCTTCAGTGATCAAGTAGTTCATGTACTCCTTGACTCTGTAAGCCTGCTTCTCTTTTCCTTCTGTCATCTTTCCAAACATCTTCACCTTTACGGGTCCGTCATTTGGAAAGATCTCTGTAATTGTCTGTGCTTGGAATCGAACAACTGCCTCTGCAAGAACAGGATGTTGAACTCCGCATGCTCCCGGCCAAGGGGTAGAGCGGTCTTCGATCTTCATACCAAGCTGCTCTAAGCCCTTGATGTAAGTCTCTTCCCAATCTTTTCTGGAGTCTTTGTCCGACTCAGCTAGCCCGGTTAACTCCGAGGCAAGCCTTCTAAGATCTTGCTGATCCATGAACTCTGCAAGATTAGAATCAAAATCCAATGGCATGTCTTCAGCCATCTCTGGCCCAAAATCAATCAGGACACCACCGTCTTCAGTTTCAACCGAAACCGATTCAGGATTCACGATCTCTACCGAGAGTTCTTCCTCGGATTCTCCCTGCATCGGGAGGGAGAGCATATTTGGATTTAGTGCAGATTCTATTGCCATCGTTTACCTAGTAGGGCGAATACGCCCGTTTCGGTTCATGAATAAGTTCTTCGTCGCTATCTATCGGGACGAAGCCGCCCTGCCTGAAACGAAGCAAGGCTTGAGTCGATGAGTCAACCAAGTCATCGTGAGAAGAAGCTCCGGGAAAACCGGCGAACTGCTCAATGACTTCTTCTGAAAACCTTCTGTTCGGAGCCCATATCGTCCCAGAAGCAAACAAGTCGGCTACCGCATTTACCCGCGCAATCTTATCCCTGCCTCTCGACGGGGTGTATTCGCTAACGGGTACTCCCATTTGCCTGAGTTCAAATATCAATGGTGATCCAGCCGCTTTCGCTTCTACGATGCACGCATCAGGTTGCCATTCTTGATATTCTTGAAAAGCTTTCTTCTTAAGCTCAGGAAACTCCATTCTTTCTTGGAGAGCGTTTAGAAGAATTAAGTTTGGCTTAATCCGTCCATCTTCTGTGTCGTCATTGTAGAAGACACCCCAAGTTGTGCAGGCTGAGTAGTCCGCTCTCTCGGTTTTTAAGAATGCTGTGTCCCAAGATTGGATGATGAATTCACATGCAGGTGGTTCTGGGTGATCCCAGAGTCTCCACCATTCTCTCTTTATGATTGCAGCCTCATCGGCTGACGGATCCTGTTGATACTGAGCTGACCACTTAGAGGCTGGCAGCTCAGACTTAACCTTGGTTAGCTCGTCAATTGACCAGAACTCCGGCCAGAGTGGGTTTCCTGACGGAAGGATTGCCGGAAACTCAATCACCTTCCACTCGTCCGTGCCTTCTCGCTCTGATGCGTTCTTAAGTAGCTGCCCAGTTAGATCTCTTTGAGACCACCGAGTAGCTACCTGAATGATTCTCCCACCCGGCTGAAGACGCTGACGAGGGCCTGATGTGTACCACTCGTATACTTTGTCGAAGACTGTCGCATCACCTAGCTGAGCTTCTTGCTCCGAGTGAGGATCGTCGATGATAAGAAGATCTGCACCCTTGCCCGTTACCGCCCCGCCCACTCCGATAGCGAAGTACTCGCCACCGTGATTCGTTGCCCAGCGACCCGCTGCCTTAGAGTCTGATCGAAGAGCAACCCCAGGAAAGATTTTTTTGAACTCATCCGTCTCAAAAAGGTTTCTTACTTTTCTTCCGAAGCCCACAGCCAGTTCCGCTGTATGAGCGGTCTGAATTACTTTTTTGTCTGGGAAGTTCCCGAGGAACCAAGCCGGTAAGAGAAAAGAAGCGAACTCCGATTTTGTATGGCGAGGAGCCATGTTAATAATAAGGCGTTTTTCATCTCTGAGAATAACGTCTTCAAAGGCACCTCCCATGATTTTGTGGTGCGATCCCTCAACGAACGAAGGCCAAACCATATGGACGAAGTCCATGAAGTTCAGCCTTGAGTTCTTGTACGACTCTATATCTTGAAGCCGATCAATGATATCTAGCACCTCCCTCTTGTCCTCATCGTTGAGGTTTCCAAGGTGGGGCAATGTTGATATAAGATCTGGATTCAGACCCTCTAGGGCCAAATTGTTTCCTTCCTTCAAAGAAAAGGCGCTCGACTTCCAGTTCAGTCCAGAAGGAGCGCCTTGGGGTTTGTATAGGTCAAAACCCTTCCCTACACTAAGCCCGAGTATATAATACACGGGACTTGACAAACGGTCAACCCCATTACCAAAAAAGGATAGAAATGTCTGTTGAAACCGTAAGAATTCAGGATTGCTGGGAGAGCATCTCTCCAGAGATTGACTCTATTCTGGGGAACCTTCCCTGGATGGACTTCAGGAAAGAAGACATATACGCATCCTGCGCCAACGGAACTGCCGCAGTGTTCATCGATAATGAAGAACCTCTAGGGGACAGCTTCTTCATTGCCAGAATTGACGAGAACAACTCGACTGCCGAGAAGACTCTCTTCCTGTGGATTGCTCATTCGAAAGCAGACGGAACCGCTGCTCGCTTTCACGACGTGATCGCAGAGATCGCGCAGAACTCTGGCTGCACAGCAGTGGAGTTTGTCACGCCCACTGAATCAGTGATGGAGCATGGAAATCTCTACGGATTCAACAAGGTGATGTACCGATGCCGGAGAGACATCACCCCTGTAGAGACGCCGAATGCCTGACTCTACTGTCCACTGGCACCAAGAAGATGCCCCGATGATCGATAGCTGGGAGTTTCAGTTTCAGCGAGTAGGTGGCGACTGGGAATGGGTGCAGAGGGTGGAGCCAGTAGACGGGTGCGAGTTCTGCCTACAGGCCGTCCTAGAATTGCCCAGGACGGCGATCCTAGTACGGTCTAGGGCAGTCTCAGGGGGGCTAGAAAGCGACTGGTCAGGGAGCCTCTCAGCCCTCCCAGAGCCAGACCTTACTTTAGGCTTGGCTATGTGCGCCATAATCCTAATATGGCTGGCTGGGAATAAGTGGGGCGGAGGCTACTACAAATAATTTTAAGCTTTATCCATAGGCTTAGGTTTCATTCCCAAACCCTTTCGCTTAAAAGGTCCGAAGTTGTCCGGGGACTGCTTCTTCTTGGCGGCTTTCTTCTTAGCTGCCTTCTCAGGAGCTGCTGCTTTCTTTCCCGTACCCTTACGAACGATTCTCTTGATGCCCATCGTCTTAACTCCCTATAGAATTCTATAGCCTGTAGGAATTTATGTCTAGAACTACATATCCTAAGCGGCTTTATGTCTAGAGCTACATACCTTATAGGATTCTATACTGACGATACCACTTTCTGTGGGATCTAAACTCCTATAAATCCCATAGAGATAGGATCGTATCGCCTATAGAATTCTATAGGGGGAGAATATTTCTGTCAATAGGCGATTTTAGGGCTTTGTGTAAATTTTTTGTGAAAATTTTTAGCGGAATTTTCTTGTAGTAAAATTTTGAAAATTCCAAAGAGCGATTTCTATTAGCTTCGACTGATTATTGGGGATTGGTTGTTAACTGTGCAGAACACAGTGTAATAGGCAGACGGACGCACGCCTTCGCTCACACGGGGGTGCCCCCTTCCTCATCGTCGCCGCCTGATTTCTCGATATCTCCAACACTTACAGCGGAAACTTCAAGTGGTTTCTCGATAATCTGCGTAAGTCTTTGATTTAATTCAGCAATTAGCTCCGATTCGGTCGCATGCTCTCGCTTTTCTGCACGCTCTTTCTCTGAATCGAACATCCCGGCGAGTTTCGCCAGCAATTCCAAAGACTTAACGCGAGATGCTGGGGTAGATTCCTCGCTTTCCGCCTCATCTAGCAGGCGCTCAAGGATCCAGCGCTTTCGGCTGCCCACGTTGCG